GGAACTTTAGCACAGATGGTGGTTTAACATTCCCAGACAGTAGCAAAGTTAGTGAAGTGATTCCTGCTACAGGTGCCGCGGCAAGTGTAATAGTAATACAAAGTGCTTCCAGCATTGCTAATGAAGATTTTGTTAGTTTACCTCCAGCACCAATTAGCAATTACTCAGTGCCAGGTACTGATATCATTGTTGATGTTACTTGGATTCCAATCGGTCCAACTTTTTACGCGCCAATAATTACAGTGGTAGATGGTGGCACGGGGCACACTGGTGGTGGTGAATTAAGTGGTGGTGAAGTATTGAGTATTCCTTATGCTGATATGGGAATAACAATCGTTGGCAGTTGGACTTGGTATGTAAACGACCTTGCCAGCAACTTTGTATTAGAAGCAGGGCTTAACGAATGGACGTTTGGTGGCAATGGTGATTTAACATTCCCAGATGCTACAGTTCAGACCACAGCATCCGTACAAGGCGAACACGTATTTACACTTAACACTGGTAGTACTGCCTATGCTCCAACAGCAGTAGATTTTAATCTATTGTTCGTTACATCGGCAATAGGGTATTCAGGAACCGATCCTATTTCAGTTACGCTGCCAAATGGTGTTCCGGGACAGCGTTTGGTTATTTTCAACGGTTATAATCTTGCTACCCTTACAGTAAATCCTGGCCCGGTTGGCAGAGATATTTCAAGTGGCGTTGTAGCAGAGTTTATCTACTCCGGTTTCGACGGGTTATGGATGCCGCTATATGGAACCAACAGTCCAACCTAAACAATAACGGAAAATCAAGTCTACTTCTAATAGTATAAAGATGTCATAAAAGAGTCCCTTAGGGGGCTTTTTTATTACGGAAACAATTACCTGATACTTTTTCAGGTTTGATTTAATTCTGATAAATATACAATAGGACTTGATTAATCATGAAAATAGAAAATATCACAGAAATGACTGCAGGCGCTACTGGTTCAGGATCAGTGGCATCAGTTGCCCAACCAGTGGGCAAAATGCAAAAACGTGCTGGCAGCTTGTTTAAAGGTAAAACTACTAAAAAACCCTTCTACGAGCAAGATGCAGCTATTAGCAGCATATCCCAGGGAGTCAGCGAAGCAACACTGAGTGAAGAAGATTTCATACTCATGCCCGGTCAAGGACATAAATTAAAGCCCGGATTAATCAGCAAAAGACCAGACCATGAAGTAGAAATGGCGCGCGGTGATCTATATCAGTCAGCTAAAAATGCCAAACAGATTTGCGACATGCTGAGTAACGTGAGCGAAATGCAAGGTCTAGATGGATGGGTACAGGCCAAGATCACCAAAGCATCAGACTATTTGAACTCAGTGCGTCAGTATTTGGAAGGTAGACAACAAGCAGTAAGTGAAACAGAAAAACCCTCTGCCCGTGAAAAGTTCAACAAGGGTCTTAAAAAAGCAGGATACGATCCTGAAAAAGGTGCTGACAGATTGTTCAGCTTGTTGAAGAAACAGGCAGAAGAACGTGAGAAATTTGAAAAGGCAATGCCTGCTGTCTATGGTGATAAAGAGGGTGTGGCGGAAGGTGAAGTAACAAAAACTCCCAGTGGAATTAAACATAAAGCAACAGACAAATATGGTGCCGGTGAAGATCCAACTGGATTTAATCAGAAATATGCTAGAGATTTAACCTCAATGAATAAGTCTGAAGTAAAACGCTTAGATACCGCTTATGGTGTAGAATGGAAAAATCATGGAAGTAAAGGCGTGAGCGAAGATTCAAGCAATGAGGATCCCTGCTGGAAAGATTACAGACAACTGGGCACCAAGAAAAAGAACGGCAAGACAGTGCCCAACTGTGTACCAAAGAAGAAATAATATGAGAGCACATGAATTTTTAACAGAGAACGAAGAGGCGGCGCCAAGTTTACCAGGTGCAGCCACTGGCATTAAAATTATGAGTCCAGAGGAATTTGTTTCCACAGCACAGCAAGAAGTTGATGAAGCCACAAAGTTACCTGCATCACAGCGTGAACTGGGTGGACAAGAGTTTCAAGACTATATGACACGTATCAAAGGAACTGATGTTCCAGGTAAGGTCAGTGCCAAGGGTGTACAAGCATATAAAACAGGTAAAACCAAAACAGACAAATACAAGTTACCATATGTTCATCGTAGTAGTGCCATTGAGTACTATGACGAGGCTGGTAAACAATTCAGAGAAGATGCAATCATCAATGCATTGACCCAGCGTCCCAAGCGGTTACTAAAGCAAAATGAGAAGATGAAGCACAGCAATGGAGAATTTGAACAGTTCTTCAATGTGGGTTTCGCTGCTCTAACTGGTATCGCTGTAGACGAATCAACTGGTAAACTGATTGTAGTTAACACATGCCCTGGAGCAGGCGCATGTAAGGTTGATTGTTTCGCCATGAAGGGCGGCAAAGTACAATTCAAAGCAGCTTGGTTAAGTGACGGCAGAATCCTAACATATCTGTTGAATGATCCAACTGGATTCTTCAATCAATTGAGTGCAGAGATCGCCAAAGAAGAACAAGCAGGCGCAAAAGGCTCAAAGGGATTTGAGAACGGCTGGCAAGTAACAGTACGTTGGCATGATGCCGGTGACTTCTTCAGCCCGGAATATTTAGATTTAGCATTGAAAATGGCTGCACAACATCCTAACGTTAAGTTCTATGCTTATACTAAAATGGCTGGTGCTGCACTAGCCAAGAAGCCAGATAACTTTATCATCAACTGGAGTGAAGGTGCTCACACCTCACAAGAGAAACAAGTTAAAGCGCAAGACCCGGGGCTAGAACGTACAAAGAACAGTCGCATTGTTCCTGAGAAGTTATTCTATGACTTGTTGGCCAAAGATGAAAAGGGAAACTTGAAAAAGACAGAGGGTGGTGCTTGGCAACCTGCTAGCCCTGACGCATTAAAAGAAATCAAACAACGTTTGGCTCAAGCATACAACATCAGTCCATCAAGTATATTGAGTTACGATGAGTACATGGCCAAAGGCCGCACTACCGGATTAAAATACAATGTGATAGTTGCACCTGGTGAAGGCGATGTGAGTGCAAACGATCCAGGCGTATTGAGTACATTACTATTGAGGCATTAATATGTTAGCAGACAGTTTAAAAGTTTTATTGGCAACCAGCTATGTGTTTAGTATCAAAGCACAGAACTTTCACTGGAACGTGGAGGGCAGTGATTTTCCACAGCTACACGAATTCTTTGGTGATCTATACAGTGAAGTGTATGACAACACCATTGACCGTAGTGCTGAGTTTATTCGTGTACTAGACACCTATACACCAGGCAGCATGGCACGGTTTGCAGAGTTAAGCATCATACAAGAGCAAACTAAAATCCCCAGAGCGCAGTTGATGATCGCTGAGCTATATGAAGATAACAGCAAGATGCTCATGCTGTTGAATGAAATCTTCCCCATAGCCAACGAAACAAATCAGGGCATTGCCAACTTCATAGCTGAACGCATTGATGCACACGGCAAACATGGCTGGATGCTGCGCAGTATTCTAAAAAAAGACAGAGGTTAATTATGGCGCACGACCCTAACAAACCCAAAAATCCAAATGATTATCCAGTTTATCCTCCGCAGGAACAAGAGTCAGATAGACCACTGAATCCATATAGCCCGCATTAATATGCTGTTAGTGTATATACATGGCGCCAGCGCCACCAGCGAAAGCTTCAACTATATCAGAGAACATATTGGTGGCAATGACATGGTGATTGAGTACGATAGCAGAAATGGCTTTCAGAAAAATCTGGCCAACATGTTGTACCAATTGGAAAATCATAACAACGTATTCTTCATTTGTCACAGCTTGGGTGGTATCTATGCACTGCACTTGGCCAACGCTATGCCTCAACAGGTATTGGGCGCAGTTACTCTGAGCACTCCCTATGGTGGTGCCGAAGTGGCAGATGTGGCCAAGTATTTCATGCCCTATAGCAGACTGCTCAAAGACATTGGGCCCAGCAGTTGGGCTATGCGACAGGCAGATCAAATGCATATACGTCATCCCTGGTGTAATGTGGTCACTACCAGAGGATCCAGCCCCTGGATCCTACAAGACAATGACGGCGTAGTAACCGTATCCAGTCAACGACATCATGGGCAAGATATGGAACTCATAGACATTGCTCAAAATCATTATGAAATCGTAATGAACAAACAGGTGGTAGACCTCATCAAAGACAGAATCAAAAGAATTCACGCTTAGGACCGTGATAGGCGGCTGCTGCCTTAAAATGATAGGGAGTCGTGCCCCGATGCATTTTAAAAGTGAGCTTTTATAAAGAGAATATTTTGCCAACAGAACTCATCTACACACTGGTGATGACACACATTACCATCATGTGCGTTACACTATACCTACACAGAAGCCAAGCACACATGGCGGTTCAGTTTCATCCAGCAGTCAGTCACTTTATGCGATTTTGGCTATGGTTGACCACAGGCATGGTTACAAAACAATGGGTGGCTGTGCATCGTAAACATCATGTGTATTCAGATAAACCAGGTGATCCACACAGTCCACATGTGTGGGGTATATTTACTGTGCTGCTAAAGGGTGCATTCTTGTATCATGAAGCCACTAGTGATGCAGAAATGGTTGAGCAATATGGTAAAAGAACTCCCACAGACTGGATAGAGAACAACTTGTACACACTGCACAGCAAACTGGGCATTACCTGTATGTTAGTCATTGATGTTGTGCTGTTCAATGGCTGGGGACTGTTGATATGGGCTATTCAAATGCTTTGGATCCCCATATGGGCTGCGGGTGTAATCAACGGTGTGGCACACTGGCTGGGCTATCGCAACGGTGAATCCAGAGACCACAGCACCAACATAAGTGCAGTTGGCATTGTAATTGGGGGTGAAGAACTGCATAACAATCACCATCTACAGCCAGCCAGTGCCAAATTCTCTATTAAATGGTATGAATTTGACATGGGTTGGGCTTATATCAAGGTGCTTGATAAATTGGGTTTAGCTAAAGTATCATAAATACTATACTATGAGAGCAAATGAATTTATTACGGAATCCCCACAATCAGAATTAGCTGACCAGCTGCCTGATTTGCCCAAGCACGACTATGATACCATAGATAAATTAATGACAGCAATCAGTGACAAGCATGGCATTACTGGCAAGAAATTACATGATCTATTTGTAGACCAGTACGATGAAACTCCCGACGATTGGATAAAACACCAACTGTCTGAGAGCATTACACTATCCAAAGAACAAAAGATTGAGCATATACAACAGTGTATCAAATGGTGCTACAATCTGTTAAACATTGAAAAACCCTACCCCAAGTTTACACTCAGTTACGACACTGAGGAAGCGCAGGGAAACCACCATACTGGTTCTCATCATGGTAATAGTATATGGATCTATGTTAAAAACAGAAGTCTGGTAGATATATTGAGAACAGTCATACACGAACTAACACACGAACGACAAATGCAATTGGGCATGATAAAAGATGGCGACAGCTATCCTGGTAGTCCCATTGAAATGCTGGCTGACATGGTTGCTGGTAAATACATAAAAATTTGGGGCAAGAAGCACCCTGAGATATTCCAATGAGAGCAAGTGAATTCATCACTGAAGAAATCGTAACCGAAGGTGCAACCAGTGTGTTGTATCACTATACCGGCACACCCAGTGCTCTGCGTATTCTGCAATCAGGTGCATTTGAGTTAAGCAGTGTAGTGGGCAACCGGAGTGAAGAACAGTATGCTCCCAAGGGCTATCAGTATTTCTTTAGCACTACTCGCAGCCGAGTTGGAGACTATCACAGATACGTGGGAACAGGTGGAGTAATGTTTGTGCTGGATGGCAATTGGTTCAGTCAACGCTATCCAGTTAAGCCAATTGATTATTGGGATCGCGCATGGCAACATAGTCCTGATCGTACACGAGAATCAGAAGACCGTGTGTTCGCAAAAGAGCCCTCGATTCCAATCACGGGAGTTCGTGCTGTTCATGTGCTACTCAAAGAGCAAAGTGAAACACGCAGTCCTGAAACCAGACAAATATTAATACTTGCTAAAAAAGCGGGCATACCCACATATCTTTATACTGATGAACGAGCTTGGAGATTACAAGATACTCGCAATGCACTTGACATCGCGCAAGCTGCACCTGTACTTAAAGGTCAGCAGACCAAGGGATACACTCCAAGTAGACCACCCACACTGTACCTTGAACCCTGGTTAGAATTGATCTACAAAAATAATAAAGCAGACTTGACTCCTCGTGCAGAAAAACTTCGTTATGAGTTAGTCTACTATGGCAGCAGATATCCTGAAGCAGATAGTAACTTGGGTGTAGACATGAGCAATGCTCGTAAACCCAATTCAACTGATTACCCCACCGCCGTCAAGATCAATAATTATATGCGCAAGAATAACATTAAGTCAACAGTTGAGTTAAAAAATGCACTGGTTGACAAATGGGAAAATATCAAATGAGAGCCACTCAGTTTATAACCGAGCTGTTTGACCAAAGCACTGCTTTACCATTAGAGTGGGAAAGAATGCCGGGTCCAAGTATCCAAGGTGTTAAATCTAAAGATGAATTGTATGCCACTGCCTACGACAATGACGGCAGAACTATTAATATAAACTTTGTCCCAATGAGAAACGGAATTGTTGACATCAGTTTTAACAGAGGTGGCAGCATGGACATCACTGGCAAAGGTGCAGCAGCACAGATATTTGCCACAGTAGTAGATGCAATAAATAGATATATCAAAACTGAAAAGCCAGTTTGGATTTCGTTCAGTGCCAGTGAACCCAGTCGCGCCAAACTATATCAACACATGGTTAAAAGATTGTCAGGCGCATATGAATTGTTAACACCCGATCAGTATCCAGCTGATGGAGACCTTGAGAATGCTCAAGAGGGTGCGGGTACCTTTTTCCTACTAAGAAAACGAGCATGAGAGCTAATGAATTCGTAACTGAAGCTGGGTCCTATCAACCACCTGAATTAAATGTTGGTGACAGGATTCTTAAAGGTAAATTTAAGAATAGTCCCGCAGAGATTAAAGGCTTTACCAAAGACAAACATAACCAACCTGTGTTAAAGACTAACAAGGGTGATGTACAGTTATTCAAGCCACGTATTAGTAAGTTGATGGCAGAAGATGCAAGCAATAGAGTTGACGATGATGGTGAAGTAGTTGATGAAGGTATCAAGAGTAAAGCAGCCGCAGCAGCCCTAGCAGCAACACTGGGTGCCGGAGCCGCAGCCGCTGATACCACCGATTGGTCAGTGATGCAACGCTATCTCAAAGACCGTGATGTTGCAGCACAGCAGACTGCCAAAGCCAAAACTCCTGCAGCAAGTAAAAGCAATTTAGACTACATACTAAAAGACCTGCGCACCCAGGGCGACAAGTTGGCCAATGCAAGACAGCCGCCACAAAAAAAAGCTGCACAAGTCTATCAACCTGTAACTGATTCTAATTTAGAAACTGTGCTACACTCAGTAGCAGTCAACACTGGCATGCGTGGACATGAACTGGCAGCATTTATGAGTCAGTGCGCACATGAGTCAGCCAACTTCAGCAGCATGCATGAATACAGCAGCGGCAAATCATATGAAGGCAGACGCGACTTGGGTAACATATACCGTGGCGATGGTGAGCGTTTCAAGGGCAGAGGCTTTATACAGATCACTGGGCGCGAAAATTATCGTAAAGCAGGTGAGGCATTGAATCTGCCACTGGAACAAAATCCTGAGTTGGCCAGCAAGCCCATGATAGCTGCCAAAATTGCACTGTGGTATTGGAATACCAGAGTACGACCCAACGTTGACAACTTCAGCGACACCAGACAAGTAACTAAACCAATCAACCCCAACATGAATGGCTTAGCCGACCGTCATGATAAATTTAAAAGCTATTTGGCTGCACTTGGATTGAGAAAATGAGAGCCATAGAATTTGTAATTGAAGCCGCACCACCTGGGGTATTTCACTTTGTAAGTGCTCAGCCGGCTCAATCACAAAGATCAAACTACTATCTGTGGAGAGTAGACTTGACCAATGGGCAAGAGTACAAGATTCGTGCCAGTGCAAACGCAGAACTGGATGATTTTAAAAATTACTTCATACGAAAATGGGGCGACAGTTTGCCTGGAGTAAAAGTAAAACAAGTAGAGCGACTGCACCAATTAGATGAACAAGCGGTAGCAGAAGGGCCAACCCAAATAGTTGATGAGATTGATTTCTCATCATCATTGGGTGATCTTAATCTATCAGACGCACAGATAATTGATGCAGCAACAGCCGACGGCACCATTGGATCAAGAAAAGTTTTCTTATTCACTTCTGGTCCAAATAGAATTTATTTTTTTGCCAGTGGTTCAAAAATAGACGCATTGGTGTATCTGGCCAATGATCGGTTACTGGGAATGAAAAACTTCTCATCAAACAGTGGATTGATATATAATCTATTTCAATATCTGGTGACTGTCAAAAAACAAAAAATAACACTTGCTGCCATGGATAAATTAACATCAGATGGAATTAAGTGGATCATTGGGCAAATCAATAGACCTCAGGGATTTAAGATCACTGATGGCAGTGGACACAGAATTGACCCCAAGTCTCTTTACAGTGAATGGTCGCATGCACAAACCACTGGCAAGCCGGGCCCGAGTGAAATCATTATCAGTGAAACTGTAAATGGCAAGCAACTTCGAGAGAATGAAGAACGGCTGATGCCCATGGATATTTTTGGTGCAACACTAAAAGAAGCAGAGAAAAAATCAAGTAGCAGATTGTATGTTCCTAATTTATTTAAGACCTACAATCCAGCTGTAGAAGAAAGCAAGGAATAATATGAGAGCACATGAATTTGTAAACGAAGATCAGATGTTGGATGAAGTTAGCATGAGTCCAACCAGTCTAAAACAAATGGCGTCTAAGATAAATGCCCAAGCAGGCATGGAATTTGAAATGATCATTCCAGGTGCAGCCGACGGTGATGAAGACTACGAAATGGAGAGCGAGCCAGACTATGATATGGACGAGAGTTTCCCCACTGGTCGTGGTTGGCGCCAAGAGGTGATTAGCTTCTTTAGAGGTGGCGACATGAATAACAGCACCGCTACTATTCAAAGTGCGCTTGACTCATTGGGTGACAATTACACAGAGTATCAAGATACACAATTTGATCAATACCTTAGCAACAACTCTAATAGACTGGATGAATTGGTTCGTGAACAAATGGCTCAACAAGATGATGAAAGCGACGATGAGTTTGATGCCAGAGTGCAAGCTGAAATAGACGAGGAGGGTTCGGACTATGAAAGAGCCATGGACGAATTCCGTGACGAGTTTTATCAAGAAGAAGATTATTTTGATAATTTTTTAACATACAATGACATTGGCACCATGTCCGACTTTGGTAACCAGTACAACTTGGACTGGCCTTACTGGACCTATCAGGACGCACCCTCAGGTGGCACGGTCAGCATTGATGATGTGGCTGCTGACTTTCGTGATGCCATTGGACGCCCGGTCAATGCCAGTTCAAATTATCATGGCGGTACCAGAGAAGCCGGCAAGTATGTGGTAGAACCTGACAGCAGTCTTGAGCCTGATGATCCGGATGATGGTGGCCTTGAGTTCGTCAGTCCACCACTACCTTTAGATGAAATGTTGAGTGACCTAGACAAAGTTGCCAAATGGGCCAGTCGCATTGGCGGCTACACCAACGACAGCACTGGCTTGCACATGAATGTGAGTGTACCCAACTTTGACCAGGATCGCCTGGATTATGTCAAACTGGCCATATTCTTGGGTGATGAATATGTACTGGACCAATTTGGTCGTGCAGGCAACACCTATTGTAAAAGCGCCATGGCTCAGATACAACAGATAGCCAAAACCAATCCTGACAAGGTGCAGACCATGTTGCGCCAGATGCAGGGCAACTTGAGTGCCATGGCCAGCAAGATTGTACACACTGGACAAACCAGCAAGTATACCAGCATCAATACCAAGACAGGCTACATAGAGTTTCGCAGTCCTGGTGGCGATTGGCTGGGCGATTATGCAGCCGATCCAGGCAAGATCACCAATACCCTGCTGCGTTTTGTAGTGGCCCTGGACATTGCCATGAAGCCCGAACTGCATCGTCAAGAGTATATGAAGAAACTGTACAAGACTCTGGATCAAGGTGACAACAGTGACACTATAAAATTCTTTGCTGAATTCTCAGCTGGCGAGCTGCCGGCAGCTGCATTGAAAGCATTTGTTAAAAACGCACAAGAAAAACGCAAGGCAGGCAAACAAGAAAAAGAACAAATTGATTCACTGCACAAAGAACTAACTGGTGTCAGTCAAGGGCAACTACCTCCAGTTGATTTCAATGGTAACTACGAAGTTTATGCAGTCAGATCAGGCAATTCAGTTTATAGATTCAGAGTTAGTAATACCCAAGAAGCATACGATATGTTGCAAAGATGGCGCGCCAGCATGATGCCACCGGGACTGGACCCAAGAGAGTTTAATGTACGGGCGGCAGCACCACAGCGACCGGCACAAGAGACCGGCAGTCTACCACCAGGTAACACTCGTTGGTTTATATTAGATCAAGATGGTCGTGCAGTATACAGTTTTGTATATCGCAGTGATCAAGGACAGGCCAATCATTATGCAATTAACTGGCTAAGACAAAACAGGCAAGGTGACGAAGGCGAATTCACGGTGGTACCAGTAACATGAGAGCTAACGAATTTGTAACTGAAGTAATAAATCCCAAGTTGGCCTTAAAGGATTTCCACAGTGAAAAAAAGATTGAGGTTCCAGGAATTGGTCCATTGACTTTGGTTGCGCATGGCATGGATACCAGTCAGCCTCACCAGTTCATGGTAACTGCAACGGATGATAAAGGCAATAAAATTGGCAATTTCAGATTCGTGATTATAGATTATGACCCAGAAAGACGAAACATGTTTGGGTTCAGAGTGGGTATTAAAAAAGATCCTTATATAATCGGTGGCAATGTGAATGTACAGTACAGCCACCAAAAGAAAGGAGTCGCAACAGAAGTGTATAAGTTTGTCAGAGAGTTAGGCAACGATATCAAACCCAGTACTACCCAGACCTCAGCTGGTAAAAACATGTGGCGTAGCTTTGAACGAAACAAAGTAACATAAGAACATACCGTGTTTATACATATAAGCATTGTTGATTCAAAATAATAATAATAATAACAAAGGTAACAACAATGGATGATGATATGAAAAAGCAGCTGGACAAGCTAAAGCCCAGCAAAAAGAAATTGACTATCCCAACAGATTTACTGCAATCCAATAGCTATGAGGACAAGCTGTTGGCTATCAAGATGATGGCTGACAGTCAACAGCCCAAAATAGTTCAACTTATCAAAAATATGCTGAAAAAATAGTTGACACAAAGAGCATCTTGTGCTATAATGCATGAATGCTTAAACTATTATACCCGTTACCCAAAACACTCACTGTTGCTCTAAGCGGTGGTGTGGACAGCGTAGCAATCACTGATTTCTTGAGCCGAAAGCACGAGGTCACTTGTGCCTTCTTTCATCACGGAACCCAGAACAGTGAACGGGCACACTCATTTGTAAAACAATGGTGTGAAGATAGAAACTTGCCCCTGACTGTTGGATATAACAACGAAGAAAAACCCGGCAAAGTCAGCAGCGAGGAGCATTGGCGCAACATGCGTTATCGATTCTTAGACCAGTTCCAAACTGTAGTCACCGGGCACAACCTGGATGACTGCATTGAAACTTATATTTTTTCTGCACTGCACGGAACTGCCAAAGTTATCCCCAGTGTACGAAACAATGTACTGCGTCCATTTCTCTCTACTCCAAAAAGCCAATTTATTGATTGGTGCCAGCGCCATGATTTGGTTTGGATGGAAGATACCAGCAACACTGACACCAAGTACATGCGAAATTATATCAGACACCAACTGATGCCACATGCACTCGCAGTCAATCCGGGTTTGCCCAAACTTATTAAAAAAATGGTATTGGACAAACAAACAATTGCAAAGCAGTAAATTTTAGTGTATAATGATATTTTACAAAGGAAATAGTATGGAAGATTCTAGAATGTTCACAAGCGATCAAAAGCTCAAATTAACCCAATTGATCAATGAGGGTATGCAGATCATGATGGAGGTTGAAACTCTCAATGGTGGCCTAAGCGACACCATCAAAGCAGTGGCCGAAGAAATGGAACTCAAACCCAGCGTACTCAAAAAAGCCATCAGAGTTGCCCATAAGATGGAACTGGGTAAAACACAACAAGAGCAAGAGTTGTTGGAAAACATCCTGATTACTGTGGGAAAAACTCTTTAATGAGTTATGTAGATGCGATACACAACCGCGACGAGGACAACATCGTTGTTGTAGAACGCAGTCCTCAGGGAAATCGTGAGTTCAAAGAATATCCAGCCAACTATGTGCTGTATTTTGAGGATCGCAAGGGCAAGTACCGCAGTCTCTATGGAGATAGTGTAAGCAGATTCAGTACACGCAAGCGTAGTGAGTTTGAAAAAGAACGAAGAATTCATTCCGGCAAGAAATTGTTTGAGAGTGACATCAACGTGGTGTTTCGCTGCCTAAGCGACCACTACTTAAAAGTAGAACCTCCTAAACTTCACACATGTTTCTTTGACATTGAAGTTGACTTTGATCCAGTAAAAGGATTCAGTCCAACCAGTGATCCATTTAATCCTGTTACTGCAATTTCAGTATACTTGGATTGGATGGATCAATTGATCACACTGGTGATTGCACCCAAACACATGAGTGCCGACACAGCAGCCGAGACAGTTGCTGAGTTTGATAACACACTGCTATTCACCAACGAAACAGATATGTTTGAAACATTCTTTCAATTGATTGAAGATGCAGATGTGCTCACTGGTTGGAACTCAGAGGGCTATGACATACCCTATATGGTAAATCGTGTTACCCGAGTAATGAGTAAAAATGACACACGCAAGTTTTGCCTGCTGGGCCAACTCCCAAAGCCCAGAACGTATGAAAGGTTTGGTAAGGAAGAACAAACCTATGATCTTGTGGGTCGCATTCATATGGATTACTTGCAACTGTACAAAAAATATAACTATGAATCCAGACACAGTTATAAGCTTGATGCAATTGGTGAGATGGAAGTTGGGGAGAACAAAACACAGTATGAAGGTACACTGGATCAATTGTACAACAAGGACTTTAAAAAGTTCATTGAGTACAACCGACAAGATACTATGCTGGTGTTTAAGATTCACAACAAACTGAAATTCTTGGAACTGGCCAATGCGCTGGCGCATGAAAATACAGTACTGATTCCCACTGTCATGGGTTCAGTTGCCATGATTGAACAAGCTATTTACAACGAATCACATGAACGTGGTTTGGTTGTACCCGATAAAAAACGAAAGGATAACCATGAAGAACAACAGGCAGCAGGTGCCTATGTTGCTACTCCCAAAAGGGGCATGCACGAGTATGTCGCGGCAGTTGACATTAATTCACTTTACCCCTCAGCAATCCGCGCTCTTAACATGGCACCGGAGACTATCGTTGGGCAAGTTAGACAAACAATAACCAATCAGTACATGCATGACAAGAGCATGCGATTGGCCAGTGAGAAGAAAAGACACAAAGAGGGTGATGATGGTGTCACTGGCAGCGTGTTGTGGGAAGGTTTGTTTGGCAGTCTGGAATACACTGCCATCATGAACCAAGAACGTGGTACCATGGTAACTGTTGACTACGAAGATGGTAGAGAAGTAGAAATGAGTGCGGCCGAAGCTTGGAAGATGATCTTTGACAGTCACAAGCCCTATATGCTCAGTGCCAATGGCACTATCTTTACCAACGAGCAAGAGGGAGTGATCCCAGGCCTGTTGAGCAGGTGGTACAGTGACCGAAAAGTAATGCAGAAGAAACTAAAAGAATCAACCACTGACGAGGACAAAGAGTACTGGGATAAACGTCAGCTGGTTCGTAAGATTCTGCTTAACAGTGCATATGGCGCACTGTTGAATGAACATTGCCGATTCTATGACAAACGTATTGGTCAGAGTGTAACTCTCAGTGGCAGACAAATTGTCAAGCACATGATGGGCTGTATCAATGAATGTATAGAGGGTGTATACAATCATGAGGGCAGTTCTATTGTATATGGAGACACTGACAGTGCATACTTCAGCGCCTATCCCACACTAAAGGATGAAATTGCCGCTGGTGTCATGGACTGGAACAAAGATATTGCAGTGCAACTGTATGATGGCATAGCTGACCAAATCAATGAAAGCTTTCCTGGCTTTATGGAACGAGCATTTCATTGTCCCAGAAACAAGGGATCCATCATTCGTGCAGGTAGAGAATTGGTTGCTGACCGCAGCATATTCATTACCAAAAAGCGCTATGCAGTCAATATCTATGACAAAGAGGGCAAGCGTAAAGATGTCAATGGCAAGATGGGTGAAATTAAAGCCATGGGTTTGGATTTAAAACGTGCTGACACACCCAAATATGTACAAGAGTTTCTGATGAGTGTATTGGAATGTGTATTGGGTGGCGGAGATCGTGAAACTGTAATTGCTCTGATCAAGGACTTCAAGATCATCTTGGGCAAGCAATCAAGTTGGACCAAGGGTAGTCCCAAGTCAGTAAACAAGTTGACCATGTACAATGAGAAAGAGCAGTCCAGTAAAACTGGCAGAGCCAATATGCCTGGACACGTTCGTGCAGCATTGAATTGGAATTACTTGCGTAGGATAAATGGTGATAACTATAGCCAAACAATCGTAGATGGTATGAAAATTATCGTGTGCAAATTGAAACCCAATCCCTTGGGCTTTACCAGCGTAGCTTACCCAACAGACGAACTCAGATTACCCAAGTGGTTTTGTGAGTTACCGTTTGATGATAATGAGATGGAAAAAACATTGGTAGATGAAAAGATAGACAATCTACTGGGAGTATTAAATTGGGACTTGCGTGATAGCACTGATGTGAATTCAACATTTGATTCATTGTTTACATTTGGTTAAATTGCTATTGCATTCCGCAAAAAAATCCATTATAATACGTGTAACACTTACCTAAATATATTAACACAAGGAGAATATTTTGAAAGATTATTTATTAGATTTGATTGAGCATACAGTTACTGTTGGTAACATGGATGTGATCAAGATTACTGGCACTGATGTTGAATCCAAGATCAATGCAGTCACTGAAGGCAACACTGTAGTAATTGAAGGACAATTCAACAGTCCTATTGCAGATTTCATTGGCGTGTTTGGTATGCCTAACTTGGGCAAACTTAAAACTATTCTTAGTTTTGATGACTACGATGAAACTTCCCTTATCACGGTTAAACGTGCTGACAAGGGTGCTGGACTAGTTCCTGAGTCAATTCACTTTGAAACAAGCACGGGCGATTTTGTCAATGACTATCGCTTGATGAGTGAAATGGTTGTCAGTGGTAAAATTAAGGATGTCACCTTCAAAGGAGCAGTGTGGCATTGTGAGTTCAATCCCAGTGTAGCCAGTATCTTGCGTTTGAAAAAGCAGGCACAGGCCAACAGTGAAGAACCACAGTTTACTACTAAAATTGAAAACAATGACTTAAAGGTCTACTTTGGTGACCCAGCAACACACAGTGGTAATTTTGTGTTTCACGCTGGAGTTGGTGGCAGCATGACCAGAGCATGGCAGTGGCCAGTTGCACAAGTTATCAACATCTTGAGTCTGAGTGGTGACAAGACCATGAAGATCAGTGATCAAGGTGTAGCTGAGATTACAGTTGACAGTGGTTTGGCAGTGTATCGTTACTTGATTCCTGCTCAATCAAAATGATCAAAAACATCAATTGTAGCAGCCCATATCTAGCAGTGACAGGAGGTACCAGCGCACCCTACATAGGCAACAATGGTAGCGGTGCTGGCATGGTGAGATTTAATGCTACCAATCAAAGTCTTGATGTATTTGATGGTGGCAATTGGATGCCCTTTACTAACAATTATGTCACGCTGGAAATGTCATTGCATGGTAGTGATATCATGCAATGGGCTGCTAGAAAGATGGAAGAAGAAAAACGTATTCTTGCACTCGCAGAGCAGTATCCTGCAGTCAAGGATGCTAAGGAGCAATTGGATATTATTATGGCATTGGTAAAACAAGAGACTACATGATAGAACAAGATGATTTAACAAGTAAACAAAAACCCGATTGGGCACTATTCTTGCCTGCACTCAGTACATTCTATATCACTGGATTGGGCAAACAACGAAAAGGTGAAAACTATTTTCCTGCTGCCAGAATACCACAGGGTATCCCTGACTTGGAAGCAATGAACTTCCTGAACAGTCAACAAGCATTGTTCCCCTACAAGTGGGCACTGTACAGTGCAGGTCACGCTGAACTTGATCCCAAGAAACAGGGCAATGGCGAAAGCATCGTGCATGAACGTGAAAAGGGTACATTCATGTTGGGTGACAGTGGTGGATTCCAAATCTTAAAAGGTCAATGGCCTGCAGATTGGAAGGATCCCAATTGCCCACGTGCAATGAAAAAGCGTAAACAAGTATTGGCTTGGATGGATACTTATATGGACTATGGTATGGTACTTGATATTCCATCGCAGTCACTTATTACCCATCACTTACAAGATCCCAAAACTCTGAAGAAAGATGCCAAGGGTGTAATTATACCCGGTTCAGGTGTTTCGCTGCATGGTATCAAAACGATTGAAGATGCAGTTAAAGCTACACATATCAATAACAAATATTTTATTGAGAATCGTAGTGGTAAATGTAAATTCTTAAACGTGCTACAAGGTCGTAATCATCAACAGAGCGATGATTGGTATGCTGAGATGAAAGACTATTGTGATCCTGTAAAATATCCCGATAATCATTTCAACGGTTGGGCAATGGGAGGTCAAACTAAAGTTGATGTCAGCCTCTTTCTCAAGCGTGTGGTCAATATCATACACGATGGCCTACTAAAAGAAGGCGTGCATGATTGGATTCACTGTTTGGGAACCAGTATATTAGAATGGGCATTGTTGTTCAGTGATGTACAACGAGCAATTCGCAAGCATCATAATCCACAGCTTACCATTAGCTTTGACTGTGCAAGCCCATTCTTTGCTGCTGCCAAAGGACTGGCGTATAACAACACTTACATTGAACATGGTAAGAAGTGGACTTATACCATGGAGAAAACTGCTGAGAAAAAATCCTACTCTACTGATACACGTAAATTCAGAGATGCGGTATTGGCTGACGGTATCCATACAGACTTCACAGATAGTCCAGTAACTGATAAACTGTTGCTTAAGGACATGTGTTATCGTGGGCAAGGATTCTTGGGCAATCATGGTAAAGAAACTAAGACCAGTTGGGATACACTCAGTTACACACTGCTACAAGGACACAATGTGCATCAACACTTGGTGGCAGTGCAAGAGGCCAACAGACAATACGATGCAGGAGTAACTCCTGGTATGCTAATGCATGAGAAATTCAGCAGAGTCAGGTTTAGTGAGGTGGCTGAAGAAATCTTCAGTCTCAAAGACAGAGCAGCCAGTCTTGCCAAGATTGAAGAATACAATTGGTTCTGGGTTCAATTCAAAAGTGGCAGTCAGGGATTTAGCGGCAAGAAGGCAACAAATTCATTGACACAATATAACAAATTGTTCCGTGAAGGGGTAGTAAAGGTAAATGCTGTACTGGATATTCCCTCAATGGGAATAGATGAAACATGGGCGAATGACGAAACTGAACTTATGCAACGTAATTTGGAGGACTAAATGTATAAAACCAAGATTAAACACCTAGAAGAAATGCACAAAGTACTAAACAAACAAATTGATGACATTGAACGCAACCATCCACACACTGCTGTGGAAAATACTGCATCACTGAAAAAGCAAAGATTGGCTCTCAAGGACGAGATTAATCGTTTAACCAAACTACAATGGGATCATGATCATGATACCGTTGACCTCGGAGAATAACGTGGACCAAAGGCAACACGCACTACAAGAAACCAGAAATAGAATCAGGCAAGATGCCAGACGCATGATCTTTGTTACCTTCCAACGTGAAGGTATCCATTGTTATCCTGCGGCAGCAACTGATCCCAATCTAAAAACCAATGACCAATATGATGTGAGTTTTTTGGCTAACCCACATAGGCACATGTTCCATTTCAACGTGGCCATTCAGGTATTCCATAATGATCGGGATATTGAATTTATTCAGGTCAAACGCTGGCTTGACAGTTTATACACAGGTGTGTTAGAATTGAACTTCAAGAGCTGCGAAATGATTGCCGACGATTTATACGAACAAATCGCCGGTCGTTACCCAGAACGTGATGTTGAGATTACCATAAGCGAAGATGGTGAGAATGGCGCCACGATCTATTACAATGTACTAAAACCTATTAATCAAATAAAAATTTAAGGAAACAAAATGGCAAAAGTTATTATCAAACACAATCCCAAAGTCAAACAGATTTTTGATGACTTGGAAAAATACTTGGAGTTCTGTGTGGACTATGGGTATAAATTTGATGAGGCACATTTGTATGATATGCGACAGTTTGCATATCGTCAGTACGACAAACTCAAGTCGGGCAAGTATCCCAAAAACTGCTGGGCTGATGATCGTCGTCCTTCCTGAGAATAACTAACTTAGAGGAAACTATGAGAACACAACTGATTGACGCAAGCCGCGCCCACTACCAGGCGCATGTAGATAAACATCGTATTAACGTAGAGGTAATGTTAAGTAACCCCACTGCAATTCACGAACACAGTGATATCATGGATGCTATTGAAAAAGAGATAGCTTACATTGCAGAGTATATGGACAAGCTGGAAGCACTAAACAAATACTTCAGTAACTAATATGAACCAGGCAGAAGTTTTAAAACAACTTCTGCCGCAAATGCTAAATAAAGATGTAACACAACGGTTACACAAATCAAAAACAAACCATCACAAAGGAAGGTTCATATGTCATACAATAAAACAAAAACAGATCCTGTATTGGGTCAAGCGGTTCACGAATATCTAGTTAAAATGGGAGTTGAAACTCCAACTATTTCTAGTATTATTGACCGTAAAGAAAAGATTGATATCATTGAAAAGCACTTCAAAGGTATTATGGAAACATTAGGGTTAGACCTAAGTGATGATAGTCTTATGGATACACCAAAGCGTGTTGCTAAAATGTATTGCAATGAAATTTTTTGGGGTCTTGATTATGAAGCATTCCCCAAATGCACTGCAGTAGATAACAAAATGCACTACAATGAAATGGTAGTTGAACGCAATGTCAACGTACAAAGCAATTGTGAGCATCACTTTGTTATCATCGATGGCTTGGCCACTGTGGCCTATGTACCCAAACAAAAGGTACTGGGACTCAGCAAGATCAATCGTATTGTAGAGTATTTCTCAAAGCGTCCACAGATTCAAGAACGGTTAACTGAGCAAGTATTTCATGCACTGTGTTTCATCTTGGAAACAGATGATGTAGCGGTCATGATTGAGGCACAGCACTATTGCGTTAAATCACGTGGTGTAGAAGATACTGGCAGTTCTACTGTAACCAGCCGATTGGGTGGTGGATTTAAATCTGATCCTGCAGTCAGAGCAGAGTTCTATCAGATTGCCAGAGGCAATACAAAATGCTAATAGTAATCATGTGTGTAATTGCAGTTGGCCTGGTGATCAATACGGCGCTGCTATATATGAATAGCACTCCAGGTTGCACTGGTACTTGCATGCAGGGCAGACAGCCGTGCGATTGCCCACGAGGTAAGAAAAATGATGAATGACACGATAGAGATACAACCCAAAGATACCAGCCGGGGACACTTTTATGTGAGTCTTATCAAGAGTGCTATTAGAATTGCGGCTGGCATCGCTCTTGTTTGGCCACAGAGCATTATACTTGCTGGTGTGTTTCTTATCGCCGCAGAGATTTTCGGCGTGGTAGAGGAAATGGTATGATATTCAACAAGATAAAAGAACTCAAGCAAGAGGGTAAACGTATTGGTATCGTGTTTAGTCAATTTGATATCTTACATGCAGGACATATCGCCATGTTGAGTGAAGCCAAGAATCACTGTGATTATCTAATTGCAGCATTGCAAACCGATGCCACCATAGATAGACCAGATACCAAAAACAAACCAATCCAAAGTATAGTTGAACGACAAATACAATTGAGTGCTACCCGTTTTGTAGATGAGATTGTGGTCTACCAAACTGAAAAGGATGTGGAAGACCTACTGTTGATATTGCCAGTTGACGTTAGGATTTTGGGTGTAGAGTATAAAAATCAGGACTTCACTGGCAAGGATATTTGCAATAAACGCAACATTGAAATTATCTATAATGGGCGTGACCACAGTTTCAGTAGCAGCAGCCTGCGCAAGCGTGTGGCAGAAGCACACATTACCAGTACATTAAACAAATAGCAACACAGCGGCCTTTCTGGGCTTTATCCCGCTTTACAAATTCTACAGCCTATGTTATAATTACACATAGGAGCAATAAAATGGCAACATATCTATCAACAAAAACATACGGTAACGACCGCGGCTTATCATGCTGCTTTAGACAATGGCGTAGCTCACACAGCCACTGTTCACTGCTGCATGGATACTCAATTGGTATCAAACTTGTATTTGAAAGCGAAACCTTAGATGATCGCAATTGGGTCATGGACTTTGGTGGCCTCAAGGCGTTTAAAGAGTGGAGTGAATGGCAGTTTGATCATACCACAGTTATTGCACTGGACGATCCTCACTTGCCAAAGTTTAAAGAACTGGCCAAGTTGGGTAAACAAGCAGAAGGCGGCGTATTAGATTTACGTTTAGTTGAAGCTGTTGGCTGTGAGATGTTTGCTGAATTAGCATATCGTACAATGAGCGAAATCTTAACTGCATACCAACAATCTCGTGGTTGGACTCATCCAGATGGTCGTGTGTTTGAAGCACGTTACCCAGTTGGTTCTGGAGTCAAGCTACGGTCAGTGGAAGTA